TTTAAAGCCAGAGGCTCAACACATACCTACTGAGTCTATGTATCCTTTGCTCTTGACTCGCTCAATGGCAGAAACTATGACAGGGCTTGAAGGGCAATACCTTGACTCTCTTAGAAAGTCTGGGACCGTTAAGGTCTACAAGACTAAAGGGGGTCATTACAGATTTTACAGAGACTCACTTATAACCCACATCAACGAAAATTTAAAATATGGACAATAAATACAACACCAAGAGAGATAAACTCGCTATGGCTAATGATGTTCCTGACATTCAGGAACTTATCAGCGAGTATAGGCGTTCTCTTTACAATGGCGGAAATACTCAGGACATGGCTGACATGGACGACCTGCGTTATTGCAAGTGGGCTGGTCAGACGACAGATGGCAAGAAACATTCTGACATGAGAAACAACGGCGACCCCGCCATGCCGTTTGAAGGTGCTTCCGATGTCAGAATCAGACTCATCGACAGAGTAATTAACGAACAGGTCGCTCTTTGGGTCAACTCTTGGAAAAACTCCAAACTCAGAGTTTCTGGCGTTACCGTTGATGACGGTGCAATGGCGGCTTCGATGTCTACGCTTCTTACTCATGTCATTTCTTCTCGCCTTCGCATGGAGTCCAGAAGAGAGGCAGAACTTCTTGCTCAGTATGCCAATCACTACGGTTGGGCTATAATGGACATCTCTTGGGAGCAGATGATTGGAATGCTTCCTCAGACAATAAGGCTGGACGAAATTGAAGCAATGGCGGCTCAACTTGCTCAGGAAGAACCTGAGAATCCTGCCGTAAGACTGCCTGAAGCAATCAAGTCTGGTCAGGATGACGACATGGCTGTTTCTATGTTCCAGTCTGTCATGCCCAATTCTTCGGCTGAATATATCACAAAGATGATTGAAGACCTTCGCAACACTGGTGTTGCAACTGTCTTTGTCGAACAAATTACAAAGAACCTTCCTAGACTCACGGCACTTAAGCCTTATGACGAAGTGTGCTTCCCGCCTGAAACAATTGAACTTCAGAAGGCCCGTGTTGTATTTAAGCGTCTATACATGAGCGAAGTCGAACTTCGTTCGTTCGTAAAGTCTGACGGCTGGGACACTGAAGCGGTTGAGGATGCCCTCGCCACATCTGGCAACATTTCTTGGTATACGGACCCCAATGTTGTTCAGGTTGCCAATCTCATGGGCTCGCAGGAGCATCGTTCCAGAAACCTGATTGAGATAATCTACGCATACACAAAGCAGATTAACGAAGAAGGCAACCTTTGCATATACTACACAATCTTCTGCCCTAACGCAAAAAAGGATACTTACTTCAAGCATGAGAAGTTGAAGTATGCCCACGGCAAGTATCCGTTTGTCGAACTCCGCAGAGAACACATTAGAAAGTCAATAATGGAAAGCAGAGGTATTCCTGAAATCCTTGTTACCGAACAGGCCGAACTTAAGGCTCAGCATGATGCGTTTAGAGACAGAACTGCCATTGAGACCATGCCTCCAATTCTTGTTAAGAAGAGAATTCAGGGTATCAATAGAATTGGTCCAGCCATTCAACTGCCAGTTACTTCTCCAGATGACTACAGGTTCATGGATACTCCACGCAGTTCCGTAAACATCACGATGGAGGTTATTAACCAGATTGAAAAGAACGCCGCAATGTATTTCGGCCTCAGTCACGAACTGGTCAACCCTAACAAGACACAGATGCTCCAGCAGATGTCTGTTGACGGCTGGCTTAACACATGGGCTGAGATTTATACGCAGTTGCTTCAACTTTGCGTCCAATATATGCCCAAGGAAGAAATTGAGCGTATCACTGGTCATCAGTTTGCCCTTGGCTCTCTGGATGTTGCCAATCAGTTTGATTTTGAGGTCAAGTTTGATGTCAGAGACCTCGACAACGAATATGTGATGAAGAAACTTCAGGCTATCAGTCAGTTCGTCCTTCCGTTGGACAGCGGTGGCGTTATCGACAGAAACAAGTTGGTTGCCAAACTTACGGAAGCCATCTCGCCTGATGTTGCCAAGGAAATCATCCTCGACCAGCAGAGTGCGTCCCAGAAGATGTATAACGACATCCAGAACGATGTTGTTAAGATGCTTATGGGTATCGAGCCTCAGTATGTCGAAAACGACCCTGCGGCTGGAACTAAGATGCAATATCTTCAGGAAATCGCTGGTAAGTCCCCGAAGGTTCAGCAAATGGCTCAGGGAGACCAAATGACAGCCGCCCTGATGGAAAACTATACCAAGAACCTCCAGATGTCAATTATGCAACAGCAGAACAAGCAGATTGGCAGAACTGGCGTAACGCCCGTCTCTGACAAGATTCAACAGGAGGGTCTCCCTGAATGAGTAAGTTTAACTTTGACATAAAGACCTTTGGTTTTGAAAAGAACGAGGTCTGGGACCACATTATGTTCATTCTTGAGGAAAACACGGAAACGGAAGTCCTCAATGCCATAAGCGTCAATGTTTCTGAAGAGAAACGGGCTCACGCCTGTGGTCGTGCAGAAATGCTTAAAGACCTAATTAGAACGCTTAATGAACAGCGTTCCTATGCCATTGAACTCCGAAAGTCCGAAATAATTGGCTAAAATGCTATAAAATCGGTAATAAGGTCAAAATACTTGATTTTGTGATATTTTGTAGTATTCTTACTACTAGTTTCTGCGAACTTTAAACGCTGTCAAAACAAAGCCTTGCTCTTCCTAGCATGAATACAGACGAAACGGGTGACATTTCCCAGCCTAACGGCGAAAGTGTAAACAGAACTCAGTCTAGTGAGTTTAATGAACAAAGCCTTGCGGCTATCCTCCGCAGGGATTTCGGAAACCTAGATGGCTCCGAAATGGCGGCTGAACCTGCCAACAATGACGGTTCTGAAGACCAGTTTGGTGATACGGGGCTATTGGGATTCTCGGACTCACTGAACGATACAGGCGAAGAAGTTCATTCACAGGACGAAGAGGCAAATGAAAGCGGCAATGGTGAAAATACCAAAGGCGTTCAGAAGCGTATAGATAAGTTGACGGCACTTCGTAAACAGGCTGAAGAGCATGCTACGAAACTGGAAGCGGAACTAAACGACCTGAAGGCTAAGGTTGAGGCCGATAAGCCCACAGAGATAGTGATTAAGGCAGACGAGAAGGTTCCTTACGCCAATCTTAACACGATAGCAGAAATCGAACAAGAAGTTGTTCAGGCTAGGTCGGTTAGACGATGGTGCGAAGAAAACTCTAACGGTGTCATTGTTACGAACCCTGACGGGACTGAATCGGAATACTCGGCAGAAGATGTCAAGAGAATCAAACTCAACGCCATAGACGCTCTGGAAGAAAACCTACCTAAGAGACTGAATTATATTCAGACAAAGGCTCAGGTTGATTCCGTTGCATACAAGACATATCCGTGGCTCAAGGATAAGACCAGCAAGGAACGACAAATTGCAGAATCGTTCATCAAGGCTTTTCCCCAAATCACCCGTTTCCCCGACTATAATGTTGTGCTTGGAGACTATATTTCTGGTATGAAACTCAGAGAACAGGCTAACAAGAATGGCAACATTCAGAGAGCCCCCGTTCAGCCCACATCTAACTACGCACCCAGCAATAGGTATAAGGACAATGCCGACCCTGATGCGACCAGAAGATATGTTAAATCTAACTCCCAGAATGACCTTGCGGCAATCATAAAGTCCAAGTTCATATAATCTAAATACACTACTACTATGGCTAAACTCACAGAACCCACAATCGTCTCTGGTAAGCGAGAAGACCTCGCTGACCTCATCGCCCTCATCGATGCCAAGGACACCCCGTTCACCTCTATGGCTCCCAAGGGCCAAAAACCTGGAAATACGCTGTTTCGCTGGCAGGTTGACCGTCTCCCGACTGCTCAGGCTTCTCAGGCTGGCGTTGTCGATGGCACAGATGTTGACCCGAACGGCTCTACCATCCAGAACTTCGTTAAGGATGGCTCTGAACAGTATCGTCACGAACTGTCGAACCACATTCAGGAATTCCGCAAGGCCGTCCGTGTCTCGCCCCTGACTCTGGATATCGCTGTCACCGCTGGCGTGAAGGACGAACTCGCTAACAATGTCGCCAAGGGCATCACAATGCTCAAGCGTGACATGGAAAAGACCTTCTGCTCCAACAATCTCCCGAAGGAAGACAACGGTTCCTCTCAGGGCTACGCTTCCCGTGGTCTTGACTCTTGGATTCGCCCCGTCCGTCCGACTGGTAACGGTAGCACTGGTGACTTCGCTGACGACACTTACCTTGCCGTCCCCGATGCCTTCCGCACCCCTGCCGCCGCTGTCGCTGGTAACGCTACCGCCACAGCCGAATCGACAGCCACTGTCTCGTCCCTTACCGAACTGGTCGTTCAGGACATCCTGACCGCCATGTATCAGGAAACGGGCCAGTTCAGAGCCTACGATGCCCTCGTTGGCCCGAACCTGAAGAGAGCCTTCACGAACCTCGTTTACACTGAGCGTTCCTCCACGGCTAACTCCCAGACCACAATCCGCACATTCAACCGCAGTGCCTCCGAATCCACCTACACATCGTCCATCGATATCTTCGAAGGCGATTTCGGTTCGATTCGTCTGCACCCCTCGCTGTTCCTTAAGAACAACTTCTGCGGTTATGTGATGCCGATTGAGCATACGGAAATCCGCTACGGTGGCTCGGTTGCTGGCGTTAAGGAACTCACCGACAACGGTGGTGGCCCTGCTCGCCTCATCAACGCTATCGCTTCGGTCTGCGTGAAGAACCCGCTGGCCTTCGGTAAGTTCGACTATGTCGGCTAACCTGCGACATGGCTGATATCCTTCAGTCATTTGCCGATGTGATTCCCTCCCACCTCAAGCATGAGGTGGAGAGGGAACTCCTTCATGGATGGAAAATCAGGGCAGTGAAAGCCCAGCATGAAGCAAAGCAACTCGCCCAGTTTGGGCATAGTAACGAGGCCAATAACATTGACGGCGTTGGCAGACTCGTTGCTCGCATCCCCCCTGATGCGTTTCACATGTGGGGTATCCGCCTTGGCTATGAATGCTGGGAGGATAAACAATTTCTTAAGGAGTTCCTCAGAGACAACCCTGAGGTTGCAGTTAGAAACTACTGCAAGAAAACGGTTGTGGGCGGTGCTGTCTTCGATGCCAGCGGTTTCCTTGTAAAATGAAAACAGTAGATTTTAGCCGAATCCTGATAGACGCAATTCAACTTTGCGGCCTTGACAGGACAGATATCACCTATGATACATTTTCCCAGATGCGGGATTTTGCTAACACTAGGCTTAAGATGGCTTGGGAGTATGACAGATGGCCTGATATTGTCAGGTTTAGCAATTCTACAGTTCAGACCGATGGAGACACTAAATACCTAATTAAGCCATCAGGTGCTGGCGAGGTATATGCAATTTGGTCAAAAGACCCCAACTCAAGCACTAGGGCTATCAATGTTGACTTTTCTATCGTGCATACAGACACGCAGGAGCGTCTTATAATTAGCGGCTCTTCTAGCGAAGACATGATTATTGAATACAGACTTGAACCTGCCGTCCTTGAGGGCGACCCTTGGAATTCTAGCACTGAATACTTTGCTGGCAGTCAGGTCTTCTTTGATAGCGGTTCTGCTACTGGCGGACTAACACAAGAGGAAGGCAAGCCTTTCAATGGCAATTTCTATACTTGCCTAGTCAAGAATACCAACACCGACCCTAGCATTAACACGGTCAATTGGAAGAAGGTAAGCATTCCCTATATTTTTGGTCAATACATTTCCCGTGGTTGTCTTGGAGACTACCTCAGGTCCGAAGGTCAGTTTGATTCTGCTCAGGTTGCTGAAGCGGAAGCCAAGTATTTCCTTGACCTTGAGATTGATAAGATAGTAAGACAGCAAGGCCAAGTTCAAAAGTATAACTTCATTCAAACATATCAATAATCATGTCTACAATATCCATATCTTCACCGTTCCTCACATCGCTTACGCATGCTGATAATTCGGTTGGCACTACCAGTTCTCAACTTCTCGCCGCCGCTTCCGCTGGTCAGCGTAGAATCCTTACTGTTATTCAGAATAAGCATGCTACCGCAAAGGTTCAGGTTATCCTGAATGCTACAGGCGATGTTGGCATCCTTATTCCTGCTAATAGCAACCTCTCTCTTGACAACTACAACGGCCCGATTCGCTGTATCAGTGACACCGCCGCTACCACCGTCCATGTTGCCTACGCCATTGTCTAATGAGCATCAATGTAAATGTTGGGAATATAATTCCCTCCAATGTCGTTGAGGTTGGCAATGAGATAAGTGCTGACCAGTTGGCGGCAATCACGGCGGCTAACAGTCCTTCGGCTATAAACCCGTTTGCGACTGCTAGCCATATCCATACTATTGCAAACATTTCTGGTCTTCAGACCGCACTGGATAGTAAGGTAGAGGGAGACCATACACACGCTATTTCTAGCATCACCAACCTTCAGAACACGCTTGATTCAAAGGCTGGGGTTGGGCATAATCACGGCATCGGTGAAGTGACTGGTCTTCCTGCGGCCCTAGAAGCCAAGGCCAGCGTTACACATACACATGTAATTGGAGATGTTACTGGCCTTCAGACTGCCCTAGATGGCAAGGCAAGCACTTCGCATTTGCATACTGGCGTTTACGCACCTGCTACGCACTCACACGCAATTGCTGATACTACTGGATTGCAGACAGCCCTTGACGGCAAGGCAAGCACGACACACACGCATACAGGTTACGCTCTGCTAACAGGTGCTACATTTAGTGGCGAAATAGAGGCTCCGCAGATTGGCAATGTTCTTAACACAGATTTGGTCATTGATTCATACAATGACACGGGTGCTGGAACTCATTACTACCACAAGTTCACTCCGTTTGACGGCAAGTTTGTTCTTGCCCCTAATGGTGGCGGTCTAGTCTACCCAGACGCTACTATTCAGTCTACTGCGTCTTACTCAAAGGCTCAATCCGATGCCCAGATTGCTACAGTTGGCACATGGGTTGACACAAAGGCTGACTGGGGACATACGCATACAATTGCTGATGTGACTGGCCTTCAGACAGCCCTAAATTCTAAACTTACAGTTCCTCAGACTTGGATTGAGGGTGTTGATATGGCTAGATTGTTTACCATAGAAAATGGTGTGCTTACTTGGGATGGTTCAACTACAATAAGCAATCCCCTTACTGGCACTAATGCTGGCAATTTTGTTTTTAACAAGAAACTAGCCCTCTTGCCTCCTACCGCTACCGATGCTGGCATTAACATCGGAACAATTAATTCCACGGGAAACCTTACTAACTCTGTTGCTGGCGATGTTTGGATTGGGACTTGGCAAATGGCCTACAAGACTGCAAACGGAACTCTTATTTATGGTGCGGCTACAAATGCAACTAATGTTTTTGGGTCTCCGCAGATAATTGATACAACGCATAACTCTACACCAGCCCTGCGTGTTACGCAAAAGGGAACTGGAAATGCCCTTATTATTGAAGACTCTACAACACCAGATACATCTTCTTTAGTTGTTGACTCTGCTGGTCGTGTTAGTATAAATTCAAATCCTGCAAGCCCAATAAATACATATTCAGATTTCTGGGTTCAAGGAAGGGCAGAAAATCAGTATGTTGGATACATGTTTACTGGAGGAACTGGGCATGGTCTTTACATTCAAATTGCAGATACAAGTAAAAATGCCCTTACGACTACTGGTGGTGTTGCAAGATTTTATGACGGAATTGCATTTGGAATAAACACGGCAAGAATTCAAAATATTTCGGCTCCTGTAGTTGCTACTGGCACATATGACAAAGAAATAGCGATTACTATAAATTCAGTTAACTATCGTATTCCCTGCCGACAGGTCTAATTATGCCTAACGCTAATCGTGCATTGGACGGAGACAATGGTTTCTACGGCGTAGATACTAGGTCTAATCCTGCCACGCTTAAGGCTGGTGTCCTTCAGGATGCTAAGAATGTCCGTATGGACTTGCAGACATTGCAGGTCCGTAAGGGCATTAAAAGACTCCTTGAGTCTGGCACTGTTGCGACCATTGGCAAGATTTACGGAAGCGGTGTATATGTAACCAAGTCTGGGTCTGAAAAGATAGTCCTTCTGGCTCAGGATGGCCTGTATCTTTACGATATTAACAGTGAAAGCATCTCGTCTAGATATGACTACCCACATATACACATAAACGGGAACACATATTATCGCTCTGTTACCGAAGAACAGACTCAGGTCATTCAAGCGGCTGACAAACTCTATATTCTTCGTGGAGAAACCACAAGATACATAGATGGAAACGGAACTCTTGGTCAGCGTGTTTCTGCTACAAACGGCTCTACCCTTGTCACTGTCACCACAAATCTTCCACACGAACTGGCAGTTGGTGATGAGTTTGTGATTGAGACTCCGCATATACAACTAAACGGGCCTACTGTTGTTAAAAACTTCTTTGTTCAGACTGTAATAAGCACTAACTCATTTACATATACAATTCCTGTAGCCTTTAACCAAAACAATCACGGCCCTTATGTCATACAGGTCGCAAAGCCCGTATTGGTATTTGACGGAATCAATGTGGTTGTTGCTAATCAAGGAACTATAGACGGAAGCATACTAGGCGGTGAAACCTCTACGGCTTGCGACTTTCCTCCTACTGGACGGGCTGTTTATCACAAGAATCGAATCTACTGCAAATACAGCAAGGACGAGATTGCGGTATCAGATTACCTTGTAGACGAAGAAGGGAACTGGAAGTTTGACCTTACTATTCAGGCTCTTACAATCAATCAGGGTGACGAGCAGGACATTGTAGGCTTTTATCCTTGGACAAGAGACGAAATACTTGTGTTCAAGACAAACAGCATTTACGCCGCTAAGTTTGCAGACAATACCTCAAGCCCTGACATAATCCTAGCCGAGTCCTATGTTCGAAGTCTTACCTTTGACATGGGGTGTGTGGCTGGCAGAAGCGTAGCCAATGTCGGTGGCGTGGTCTTTTTCCTTTCATCAAAGGGTATCTACGCCCTTGAGCCTCAACTTGACACAAACCTGCTGTCTAATACACAGCCTCTGTCTATCGGTATCCAAAAATACATCGACAGGATTAACCAAAACTTTGTCCACAAGTCAGTTGGCATAGTCTACGGCGGCAGATACTACCTTGGAGTCCCTATTGACGACAGTTCTGAGATTAATCACATCTTGGTATATAATATTAACAACAAGATGTGGGAGTCGGTAGACACTTATCCCGCCGACATAGCCTCTTACACTAACGCAGACTTTAATTCCCCGTATCTTATCTACCAGAACGATACCAGCAAAACCTCTTTGTTCATTACATATGACTGGGATGCTAACGATTCTGGAAGAACGCCTAATTCTGGGCTTCTTTCTGTTGGTGGTAAGATTAGACTTGGCTATATCAGTGCTGGATACTTCCCTTACAGGGTTGGACTTAGGCAAGGAGACGGTCTAAACCTTGGCAGGAACGCAGAACACTGGAATGCCGTAGATTTCCCCCTTCTTCCTGAGGCTGGAGTCTACAAAATACATGACATTATCCAGAACGGCTCAAATGTTCCTAATTCCGAGGTCATTATACAGGGTAGAGTCAGAAACGAACTTAGCGAACAGCCGTCCAGCGAACTTGGATTTGTTGGAATCGGCAGTCTGAAATGGTCAATCATCCAGTCTTTGAACTTCCAGACAATGTTTACAGCCACAAAAGGCAACGAAAGAAAACTTTTTACCCTTGACGGCACGAATGGACTATTCTTAATGGAGGAACTAGACTTTGACGAGTTCGGTGAGTCCGTAGGAAGCCTTTCATTTGCTAACTTTGGAGCCGCTGGTATACCTTTCTCGTTCAAATTTAAACAGGCTGACTACGAATCTCAACAAATACAAGGCTATGCAAAATCAAGACGATACGAATTCAATTCTCTTCAAGATAAGAGGTTCTCTACAATCACTGTTGACTTGGACTTTGAGCAAACTGGCTCTGTTCAAACAGCGGTTTACACATATAATTCAGACTCTTACAAGGTTCTTGACACAACTTCCGCTTACAATGCAGAAGATAAAACAAGCACTTTCCCAGTTAGGAAAGTAGCCGTTGGTCTGGATGTAGAATTTAAGTCGCTAAGTGGCAGACCTATTATAAGGTCGGTGGTCATAGAGGCTAACCCAGTCGGGAGAAATGTTAAAAACAAAGAATAAATATGGCACAACTATCTAAAGGCACAAATTACACGGCAACAGGCGACATGTCGTTTGTTACCCACACTAACCTCAACGCACATGTTGAGAACGCAAAACTTATTGGTGGTGCTATTGGGGAGCAAATCCCTAATTCCGTCACCACTAACGGAGACGAACTTCTTGTAAAGAAGGGAGACAACCTGTTTAAGCAGACAAAGGGGCAGTTTACCAGCGTCATTGACTCTGGGACTATAACTACAGTAAATGCCATTGTAACGAACCTTGTTGCTCAGAACTGCTCAGGATTTGTCCCTGTCGGCAGTATTATAATGTGGTCTGGAGACGAAGCCGCCGCAAACCTTATTCCTGACAACTGGAAGTTGTGCGATGGCACAAATGGAACCCCTGACCTTAGAGATAGATTTATTGTCGGTGCTGGAAATGACTATGACATTGGCGACATTGGAGGCACAGAAAGCGTTACGCTCACTGCCACCAATCTCCCTGAGCATTCCCACGAATTTAGAGTCAGACAGGCAGACCAAGTTGAAATATTTGGTTCCTCTGTGATATCAATTTGGGACACGCTTCCTAATTGGGGCGATACAGGATACACTCAAAAGAGACTAACATCTCCTTTTGGTTCGGCTACTCCTGAGCCTATCAACACAACGCCTCGCTATTATGCTGTGGCTTACATAATGAGAATGTCCTGATTTTATGTCCGATTACGATACAGTAGGTGGAGGCACATCTGGTGCAATTTCTGGGGCTCTTTCTGGGGCTCAGGCTGGTGCGGCCTTCGGTCCCATCGGAATGGGCATAGGTGCGGTTATCGGTGGCTTGTTTGGCAAGAAGAAGACGAAGGTTCCTAAGCCTCCGACTTACAGCCAGATGATGAATGCCAACCTTGACGCTCAGGCTGGCATACAGGAAAAACTTCTTGGACTGGAATCTACTTGGAGACCTAAGTATCAGGGGCTTCAGGAGACTACGCTTAATAATCAACTTTACGGTGGCGAAGGCAATGCTGGTTACATTAGCATGCTTAACCAGTCTAACGCCGCACTTGCTGGCGTTCAGGCTAATGCCGCACAGGGCTTCATGGGGACTATGGCTGGCCTTACCCCTATGGCTAGAAGCATGATGCTTACGCCTCAGGCGGCGGCTATGCAACAGAGCCTTATGGCTCAGGCTCAGGCTGGCGTTGATGCTGGCACTGGCCTTACGGCTCAGGACAAACGGCAAGCATTCCAGACCGCTAACATGGCTATGGCTCAGCGTGGCCTTACTGGAAGACAGGGCGTTGCGGCTGGTGTCCTTAGTAACTACGGCATGGGTCTACAGCGTCAAGATAGAGCCAGACAATTTGCTGGTAATGTCATAAGCCAAGACTCTGCCCTTCAGTCTGCCGCAATGCAGATGGCTGGCGGTGCTATGGCCCAGTATAACGCTGGCGGTCAGTTCATGGGTCAGGCTAATCAAATGCTTGGTCAGTATCAGCCTCAGATATTCCAGCCCGAATCCCAGATGGGGGCTCAGGCTCAAGGCATGAAGTATCAACACGGCATGGGTATCGCTATGGGCAAGCAACAGTCTCAAGCCAACCTGCTGTCTTCTCTTGGTTCTTTTGGTTCGTTTGCCGCACAGAATCCTAATTTGTTTAAGATGAATTCAACCCCGTCCGCTACAGCGGGAATGAATCTTAATGTGGGAGGTAACAACCTAGGCTTTAATGCAGACGGAAGTGCATACACAATGGGAGACTTTAATGGTATTTATGGAGGAACTACGGGTGCTTCAGGGTATAACATTGGCACTACAACGCTAGGAATGCCTCGTCCCTCTTTTGGTTTGACAACAACACCTCTTACAGTTCCAACCTTCCAGAACTTTTAATTTAAAATAATATGGCTATATTTGGACAATATCAGGGCGGCGACCAATTTAATGTCGCAGGAAACATGCGTGATGTCCTCAAGGGACAGCAAGGCATACACGACTCCATGCTTCAGGCTGTTGAGAAATTCAACACATCTAGACAAGACATGGAGATGCTCCAGAAACAGACAGGTGCTATCCTTTCTCAGTATGGCGTAGACGAAAAGGGCAAGCCAGATGATACGGCTCCGAAGTATGTTCACGACCTGTTTAAGTCGGTCAACAATGAAGGCGGCGTAGCCAACATGTCCAGAAGCCAGATGATTGCTGGTATCAAGGCTTATGAAACTGGCCTTGGTGTTTCCGCTAAGGAACTAGAACTTCAGGGTGCTAGAGAAAACCTTAGGGCTAGAAAGACTCAGAACGACATTGCTGAGATGCAATTTAAAGAAGCCCAGCGTGTCCGTGACGAACAGGCTAAAATTAAGGCGGCTCTTAAGGCTACCGAAGATGCTAGAAAGGGCGTTGCAAAGACCAAGACGGGCGAAGGAAAGGAACGCTTTGTCGTCAAGGTTGGTGCTGAAGATGTTCAGGTTGACACAAAGGAAATTACTCCGTTGCTTGAAGCCGTTGAATCTGCCGAAAAGATTACAGACCAGAAGGAAAGAGCCAAGGCAGTCAAGGATGCTAACATGGCTGTTGAAAAGTATCTTTACAGCAAGTCCAGAATTAGCAGAGAATTTGACCAGCAAGCCATTGAAGGACTTGAAGGAACTGGCGAAGAAATAGACACAATTAAAAACCCTCTTTATAAACCTTTCCAGAGTGCGTTTGATGCTGGTTCTCAAACAGAATGGAACACATCCAAGGGCGAAAAGCCACTTGACCCCTCTATTGATGCTGGAAGAACTACTGGATTTATCAGGGCTGAACTAGCCAAAATGAAGGCTATCCGTGACCTTACGGCAGAAAAGAAAGACCTCGATGTAGATACAGCCAAATGGAGTCTTGGGCAAAGCCCAGTTGGAACAAGCAAGAAAACTCAATATAATGACACGACACTAAGGGGTTTTCAAACTGAAATTGATAGACTTAATATAGCGATTTCAGCAAACGAATCTATAGTTAAAGGTGAACTGCAAGGTTGGTCTAGCCCTCTTTCTGGAGATTATGTAGAATATACTCCGACTAAGGATGAGCAACTTAAAGCAAGAACAAAAATTCAGCAACTTACAGAAAAAAGAAAAGGATTTGAAGAAAAGTTAACTGCAAGAAAGGAACAACTTCAGACAAAACTTAAAACCCTTGAAGCACCAACCCCTGAATACAAGGCTGGTAGCGTTACACTGTCTCCTGAAGGATACCGTGAAGAATATAGAAACACTCAGGTTGAACTGGCTCGCTCGATGGAAGAGCAAACCGATGACGAGTATGCTATAATGACAAACTTCTTTAACGCCAACGGTGGTGTCCCTGATTCGTTTACTAAGGAAGCCTTTTACCAGATGAAAGGTATTGTCAGACCTGTTTCCGTGTCACTTGGCGGTGGTCATCGTTTTGTCTCCTACGGAGGCGAGTCAAAGATTGTCACCGATGTTCAATCTCAGGGCATGTCCCTTGCCGATGAACAGACCATGTGGAAGGCTGGAGAGTTTGCCAAGGCTAGAAACCTTAACGGTGTTACTGCTAACGGCTTTAGGTTCTCTGGCGAAGTCCGTGTTGGTGACATTGACAAGGCTAACACAGTTAAACAGGAAATCTTTACTTCTACAAGAGCCCTTGCGTCAGTTGACCGAATGCTTGAGATTGCTGAAAACGCTTCACTGTTTGACAAGTTACTACCTACTGAAATCTCTGGCATTGCCCAGTCGTTGACAAACGCCGCACAATCCGCCAATAGAACTGAAATTGGTGGTTCTGGTGCGTGGTCTAATCAGGACCAAATCTACATGGACAAGGTTATTAGAGACCCGTCTAGTGGGTTTAATGCCATATTCTCTACTCAGGCTATTGCCTCCCTTAAAGAATACAGGGCTAGACTTCTTGCTGGCATGGTTGACAAGGGAACAGCCTATGGCTTTGCCTTTGAAAGAAACGGAAATAATGATGGACTTGACTCCAACTTGAGTCAGTTTAGGGTTCGATTCAATTCTGCCCTTGCTAGGAATATGACCGAGCAGGAGGCTCTTGAATACGCAAAAGGAACTCTATACGCTAATGGCTCAGAATAACGACCCTCTCTTTCAATCTCCTAAACAGTTTTTAAAGTCCAGTGCGACTGAACAGCCCATAAGGGATGCCAGTTTTGCATCTGGCATGGAGGGTGAAGAGCCAGTTCTTCGAACAAGACCTTCGTATGCCGAAGTAGCAAGCGTTCAGGGCATGAGCCCTAACGCTATGAGAAAGGCTCCGTCTATGGGAGATTTCTCTGACGAGAAGTTACTAGAGATGATGAAGGCTCCGCTTACTGGCGAAGAAGTTGCGGCTAAGATTGCTGACCTTAATGCAAATGGCGTTGATATCGATGCCAACACAATTTCTAAGGAAGAATTTATTGCCTATGACGACTGGCGTAGAAAGCAACACTTCAACTTTTGGGGTGCTGTCGGTGATGGTGCTGTTCAAGCAAGCAAAGAAATCGCTGGTGGTGTTCTTTCTGCCGCTACAGACTGGAAGAAAGTCGGTCTTGCTATTGGCGTTGGCCTTGTAGGAACTCCTGTTGCTGGTCTTGCTGTTGCGTTTGGTGCTTCTGCTGTTGAAGGCTTTGCTAGAGGCACAAGAGACCTTGGTGGTCTTGCTGTCATGGCGGCTAATCATCCAGACTCTCCGCTTTACAGAATGTTTGTGAACCCAACTGACGACAAGGATGTGGCTTATGAAGACTTCCTTGACCTGTCTAGGTGGAACTCTCAGTCCGAAAAGATTCTGGCTGGCAAGACGAATGCGTTCATGCCTGACAGACAGACATACGAAAAACTTTTCGGTAAGCAGTTTGGCGACACGATTGATGACTTTGTCGGTGTGAACAAGGAACTGGCAACAGCCGCTTCCTATGTCCTAGACCCGACAACCTTTATGACTTTTGGTGGCGGTGCGGCGGCTAAGAATGTTGCGGCTAAGGCTGGTGCGGCGGCTCTTAAGTCTGGTCAGGCTGGCAACGCTGTTGGTCACGCTGTTGCGGCTACAGCCAGCAGAAATGCGGCTAAGGCTACATTCCTTAATTCTTTCGGTGAGATGATGATTAAGACATCTAACACGCTCACCAAGCCTGTCGATGCCATGTTTGATGCCATCACTGGTGGCATGGAAAGACTTACTGGCGTTAGGCACAATGTGTCTCCCGTTACTGGGGATGTAAAGGCTCAGCGTGTCCATGCTGGTCATGGTGGCGAAAGGGGGCCGAGGTCTCTTACTCACGCATTGATGGGCGTTGGCGGTGTCTACTCCGCCTTCTCTATTCCGTATGCTCTTCCTATAACCTCCGTCTATGCTGGCCTTAAGGGTCTTAAGTATCTTGGAGAAGGCATCTCTGACCTTGCCACAAAGGGTGCTAAGAATGCCGATTCCGTAGTTGGTAATGCTATCAGGGCTTCCAGTCCTATCGGCATCTACATGTCTGACCTTGCCAAGACAACTATCCACGGTGGTATCTATGGCGGTGCTATTGGTTATGCCACGGCTGGTGAAGAAGGTGCGGCTGGCGGTATCGGAACTGGCGTTGCCATCGGTGCTATCGGTCACAATGTCGGCTATGCTTACGGCACACTTAGCGGAAAGTTTGCCAAAGAGTCTCTTTATAAGGAGTTTGACGAACACATGGTCAACCTTAAGGACAAGGGAGACCTGCTGAAGCAAGAGCGTGTGATGAAGTTCATCAACGACATCAAGGAACAGCATGGTCAGGATGAAGCCCTTCGTGCCATCAGTCATGTGATGGGTCTTGAAAAGAGTAAGAATGTTACCGTCTCATACATGAATTATGATGACATGGTGAAGGCGTTGGAAAACGACCCCAACATGACATACTGGGAGGAAACCGAGGTTGATGTTGCTGTTCCTCAGATGGAGATTAAGCCTGATACGCTTAAGCCTGTTGACCCTAATGCACCTGTTCAGACTCAGGCTCCCAATCCGCCTACAAAGCAAAAGAAGAGAACACAGAAACTCACCCCTATGGGTGAAACACTATTTCAGGCTGTTGCGGCTAAGAATGCTGGTGGTCAGGGTTGGAACGGAATGTTTACGAACATGAACCCCATTACTGGCAGGGTCGAAACACGGCCTTACGCTCTTTGGAAGAATGGGGAAACTGGCATGTATCATGTGATTATCAACATTGATAATGTCCAGTCTGTAAGAGATGCGGCTGGCAATGTTGTTGTGCGTTATGGCCCTGAAAAGGCTAGACCTGATGTTGAAGTTTCCGATGGCGTTGATTATTCCTTTGAGCCTAAGCCTGAGGAACGGATAGACTTTGACGAAGAAGGTAACATAATTGACCCTACAGCGACTCAGGCTGGAACTTCTTCTGACGGTTCGTGGAAACCTAAGACTTGGACAAGAGAGGAATGGCTTGCTGATACAAATGTAAGACAATTTAATGCGACTAAATTTTTTATAGCAAACATTGGCCCAACAAAAGATTCGTTTTTGAAGATTGTGTCTGGAATGACAGAAGGCCCAATAAAGGAGGTGTGGGACAAACTCAGCGACAAAGAAAAGGAAAGAGTCGCAAAACAGGTAGATAGTGCTAATGCTAAATTTGAAGAAGCGAGGGCCGCAGAAAATGAAGCAATAAAAGAACAGCATAAACCGCTTAATGAAAGAATTCAACAAATTAACAAGGAGATTGAAGAGGCAAATTTGTTAGAAGACAAGGAAGCCATAAGAAAACTAACTGAAGAGGCCAATGAAATTGAAAAGCGTAAGGCCGAAATAAAAAAAGAACTGGAAATTTCTGAATTTAAAAGAAAAGTAATGATGGATGCTCTTGCCGATGCAGAATGGCTTTTGTCGGCAACCCCTGAGGCAAGGGCAGAGTTCTTAAAAGAAATAGAAGCAGGAACAAGCGGATGGCCTACTAAGAATAATTTTGAAAAGAGATTTATAAAAGACCCTAAAACTCCGCACGAAAAACTTCTTCGTCAACAGGCTGAAGAGTTTGCAAAAGAAGTAAACAGTATGGTTGTTGAGATTCTCAAGGATGCAGGTGCTATGGATAAGGATGGCAATGTCCTTCCTCCCAAAGCCCAAGAACCCTCTACTCCGAAGAAAAAAAGAACCGTAACAAGAGAAACAAAGAAAGCCAAAATCAAAGAACTTGAGGCCGAAAAAGTCGCTATTTACGAAAGAGAAATGGGCAAGGTTAATGAAGAAAGAAACGCCGCAATTGAAAAAGAAACAAAAGCCTTTGCGAATAGAGAAAATCTGCCAGAAAATACTACATTTAATGACCTTACTTGGGAGCAGATGCAGAAAGTTGGCGAAGCGGTAGACAAGGCTAACCCAGAACTTGTTAAAAGACACGATGAAGCAAACGCTAAGTATGGGGAAGCAAGCAAAGCCATAGAAAAGAAAATCGAAAGCGTGAAGGCTCTTGATGAAACTGTTGGAGACCCTAAACTTGACGCAGAAATTAAGACTGCCCAAAAAGAGGCTGAAGAACTTGGTGCTGAATCAGACAAGTTATTTGACCAATTCCTTAGAAAAATCTTCAATAGAGGTAAGCCTGAAGACCTGCGTGGCATCTTTAAGGATAACGACCCAAAGATGACTCAGACGATGTTGCCCAAGGAAATGGCTAGGGCTATGGAATTGTTTTACAAGACCCCTCAGGGTAAGAAAATCTCCGAAAGACTTCGTGTTTCGTATGAAAATCTTCGTAGGATTGAGGAAAGAGCCAGAAAGAAGAACATGAATAGGACTGCTACGCCTAAGACAAAGAAAGTTCCGTTTGTTGGCCCTATGCCATCTGAGTCCAGAACGCAGATGGTTCAGATTGCCAAAACAGCCCCCCTTGGCGAACTGTGGCATGTGATGAATCAGGTTTACCGTGAGGTGAATCATCAGCAGACAATCACAAATGAAGTCAGAAACTGGCTCCTTAACAGAGCGTTTACTAACAGGGCCGACACGGTAAAGTTCATGCTTGAGACCTATGACCGCATTGGCGGTAGAGCCAGAGACATGGGAGCCGAAGGCGGAAGATGGATTAAGGCCATCAACGAGTTTGAACAGACTGGCAAGATTGAAAACCCTGAGGTCGCTGACTCGTTTAATAGATTCTGCGAAGAACTTGGCGAGGCTATTTTCCTTGGTTGGGAAGATGGTCAGCCGTTTGACTATATTTTCAGAGGCGGAGACCTTGGCTTTGCTAGAGGTCTTCTGAACGACATTGCTGACTCGTTCTATAATAGAGCCCTGCGTGATGCCACCAACCTTGGTGCTGACATTAGAACTAAGGATGCCTTTGTGGACTGGTTCAAGAAGAGCAGAAACAGCGGTGTCAGAATCGACCCGATTCTTGCCGACACATTTAAAGACCTTGTCCGTTTCTACAACGACAAGAACATGAAGAACGCTGGCCTTAACAGGACAGACCTTGTTCGCTTTAGCCCTGCCCAGATTAAGGACCACGCCAGAATCTACGGCTACGAAAACAGACTTCAGTATGGCCCCAATGGTGAGGTGACTGGCCTTAAGCCGATGCTCCAGTATAATCAGGAGACCCACATGGCTGGTAAGGCTATGATTGAAGAGTTGGCTGAACTTGCCACGGTTGACGAAGCCGCCCTTAACGGTCTGGATTTCTATGTCTATAACGACAAGGACGATGTTGACCTTGCGATGGATGGCACAGACGGCACTCTCGACACTGTCGGTAAGAGTGGTCAGGGCTTCCTGTTCCAGTCTCCTGACTACAAGGGAATGGGTCTTGGCCTTGACGACATTGTTAATGCTCAGATTGAAAAGGCTAAGCGTGACGGTATTTATGCGGCTAGAGATGCCACTTCTTTTGGCAAGAGAGGCAGAGCCAGAACCACCCCTACGGGTAAGATGGGCGAGATGATGAAAGAGGCTCTTGCCAAGGGCCAGCATGTCGTCTTCCGAGGCATTCCTACGGAAAAGGCTTTCAAGATTATCGAGAAGTATGTCCCTAAGGCTGTGGCTGACAATGTCAGACTGCTTGCTCCTATCATTGCTGATGGTGGTTTCTCTCGCCCGAATGTTATTAACGGCAAGTATCTTGGATTCACACAGGCTCAGCGTGACGGAACTATCCTAAGCCGTGAATGGGGTGACGAGTTCTCTCCCAGAGATGTCACATTCGTTCCGTATGACATGCAGTTTAAGATAACGCTCAAAGACCTGAAGAACCCGAATCAGGACTACAAGCGTCCTCACTTCAGATTCAATGTCAGGTCGGTCGATATCGATGCCCTTAACAGAAGAGGCACTATCCTGTGGAATCAAAGCCCTGAGTTGCAGAAACTTTACAACGGTCTCCACGAATTCAAGGCGGACATCTTCAAGACGATGGACGAATACAGCGGTAGCGGGATGATTCCTGCCACCGACTTCTTCGGTGCTGACGATAATGCCAGACTTAAGAGAAAGCATGTCGTTGCGGCTATCGGTGCAAGCCCGAACACAAAGGCTCAGTTGCTGTTCTCTGCGGCTGAGACCGAATGGCATCCTTACCAGAAGCGTGACCGTGGTGCTGAGCAGAACAACCCGTGGTTCTGGATGCACATGGATGGTCTACACGGCCTCCACACAGTCGATGGCGAAGTCATGCGGATGCGTATGAATGAGAAGGGCTATTACAGAGCGATGATTCCTACGCCTACTAGCGAGGGTGCTGTCGGACCTAATGGCGTGATGATGAACCAGATGTATCAGAACCCTGATGCACTTACGCCTAGCCCAAGATACGAAACAATTGCAGAAGAAAAGGCTTCACTTGAAAATGAAGTTCAAAGACTTGGCGAAAAGATTGCACAGCAAGACAAGTTTGGTAGGCGTGGAAACAACCCTTCTTATAGTTCTTTGCAGGACAGAAGAAGAGTTGCCCAGAATAGGCTTAACGAAATCAACAGGGCTCAGGGTGGAACTATGTTCCAGAATCCTGACGAAATTGGAGGCGTTGACAGAGAAAAGCAAATCACAGACCTGAGAGCCAAGTTGCTCAAGATTAGCGAGGTCATGGCTGGTGTCAGAGGCATGCAGAGATACTCCCCTGAGGCTACAAGAATGCTTCAGTTGAAGAGAGAATTCCAAGCCAAACTTGACTTCCTAGAAGGCAAGGAAGGTGTCGTTGACTCAACTGGCAGTCGCCAGATGTTCCAGACCGCTGACGAAATCACAGACCTTAACTACGATGCCTTCTACGGTAAGGGCAAAGGCCCGATGGGTAAGAGAAACTATTTCTCCAAGAAAGAGAACATGACTCCTACCCTTGGCGGGACAAGATATGACATGACTTCAGAGGCGTGGAATACTGGATTTGTTGGCAATTGGGCTACTCGAAATGGAGGAAGATGGCAATATGTTGGTTCTAATGGCAAAACAAAGAAGGGAGATGTCGTTGGTCACAAGACAGTGTTTAGAATAAAGAAAATGTCTGCTGGAAAAGGTAAGCATTACTTCGACATAGGCTTGGAGTTTGAAGACAATTTTGGCGATTCCTATGGAAGCATTGGAGGCGAACTTTCACAAGACGGTAAAACTCTTAAGAATGTTAGCGTTTATGCTATTGGAGAATATCAAGGCCAAGGATATGGAAACATGTTCTATTCTGAATTGCTAGAAAGAGTCAGAGCCTTGGGAGTAGAAAACTTTGATGGAGAAATTATAAATACAGAAGGAGCCCCTGTTGGCGTTAGAGACAATATGTTTGGTGCTGGAAACACATACATAATGGCAAAAGACTGGGACACAGAAATACAGGTTGCTACTGACAAAGAAGTTGTAAGAAGACTTTCTAGAAGCATTGACCTAGGAACTGAGGCTGGAGGTATTCGTGTTCGCTCTAGGATTAACAAGTCCGCTTTCTACCAAAGCCCTGACGCTCCCATTAAACTGGACATCGAAAGCATGCGGCGTTTCAACGATGAGACGAACGACAAGCCCTATA